AGATAATCTTGAACAAACTCTTGAAATTCAATCTGATCTTAAAGCATATATGCCAAATGATGATGATGAAGAAGATAAAGATTATGGTGTGTTTGAGGGTTATGGATCAGTATTTGGTAATAAAGATCTAGGAAACGATGTCATTGAAACAGGTGCATTTGCAAAAACATTAAAAAGAAAAAAACCATATCAAGTGAAGTTACTTTATCAACACAAATCAGATATGCCAATTGGTGTGTTTGATGAAATTAGAGAAGATGAAAAAGGTTTGTATGTAAAAGGCAGACTTGCTTTACAAACACAAGCTGGTAAAGAAGCTTATGAATTATTAAAAATGGGTGCTTTAGATGGTCTATCTATAGGATTTAGAGTGAACCCACAAGAAGTTTCGTATGATAAGAGAGCAAACAAGCGAATTATCAAAGAAGTAGATTTGATGGAAGTCTCGTTGGTAACTTTTCCAATGAACCCAAAAGCCACAGTAATGTCGGTCAAAGGTGAAGAGATAACTATTAGAGAATGGGAAAATGGAATGCGAGATGCTTTCGCATTATCTCGTTCAGAAGCGAAAGTCGCAGCAAAAGCTGTGACTGATGCATTCGGTCAACGAGATGTTGGCTCTAATGCTGAACTGGTAGATGCCATAAAGAACTTAACTTTAACCTTAAAATCTTAATATAGGAGATTATTATGTCGGAAGATGTAAAAAACGCTATTCAAGAAATGGGCAAAACCTTTGAAGAATTTAAAAAGGTAAATGACGAAAAACTTGAAGCGATAGAAAAAGGCGAAAGTACAGCATATGTGGACGAGAAATTAGCTAAAATGGAAGCTAAGATGGATTCTTACGAAGACATCAATCAGAAACTAACAATTGCTGAACAAAACGCTGAAAACATCAAAAGCCAACTTGATAAACTTGAAACAGTCGTAAAAAGACCGAACTCAGGCTTTGAAAGTAAGCAAGTAGATGAATACATGGAAGCTTTTGACAAATATTGCAGAAAAGGACTTGAAGGACTTGATGCAGTAGAAAAGAAAGCTTTAACAGTCAGCAATGACTCAACTGGCGGTTACTTAGCACCACCTGAATATATTAGAGAACTCATTAAAGATGTTACTGAGATTTCTCCAATTAGAAGTATTGCTAGAGTAAGAAGCACAGGGCAAAGAAGTGTTCAGATCCCAAAAAGAACTGGAACTTTCTCTGCTGAGTGGGTTGCTGAAAGTGGAACTAGAAGTGAAACTACTGGGTATCAAGTAGGTCTTGAAGAATTACCAGCACATGAGCATTACGCTTTAGTTGATATATCAGAGCAAGACTTAGAAGATTCAGTATTTGATCTTGAAGCAGAAATGCAATCAGAATTTGCGACACAGTTTGCAAAAGCTGAAGGTACTGCATTTGTAAGTGGTAATGCTGTGGGTAAGCCTGAAGGATTTATGACTAATAGTGATGTTGGTTCAGTAGATTCAGGTTCAAATACTGCAATTACTGGTGATAGCTTAATATCTCTAGTACACAACATAAAGTCTGATTATGGCAGAAATGGTACTTTTGTTTTTAACAGAAGCACATTAGCTGAAATTAGAAAATTAAAAGATACTGCAGGTCAGTATGTATTCCAAACAGGTATGATGCTTGGTGGTAACATGGTTAACACTATTCTTGGTCAGCCTTATGTGGAAGCTACTGATATGCCATCTATTGCTCAAAATGCTTTTCCAGTTGCTTTTGGTGACTTCAGTAAAGCATATATGATTGTAGATAGAGTATCATTGGCGGTTTTAAGAGACCCATTTACCCAAGCAACAACTGGTAATGTGAGATACATTGCAAGAAAAAGAGTTGGTGGGCAAGTGATTCTTCCTGAAGCCATAAATAAACTTAAAGTAACAGCGTAAGCAGGGATTAATTATGAAAGATTTAGGAAATAATTTAACACCTGTCAGCATGACTGCAGCAGTAGTCGCATCTGGAAATGCTACAACTACAACTGGTTCAGAGATAGACCTACAAGGTTTTGAAGGTGCATTTGTAATGTGTAATTCAGGTGTTGAAGGTGATACTTTAGCAGCAAACTTAAAGTATGAGTTAAAACTTTTTCATGGTGATACAAGTGGTTCTCTTACTGCAGTAAGTAGTCAATTAGATGTTACAGATGCTGCTATCGCAACAGATGGCACATGGCTAACACTAGATGATAATGCTGAAACACCACAAGTGTCAGGAATTGGATATGTAGGTGGCAAAAGATATATCAGAGTTGATATTGTCAGAACAGGCAATCACAGCACTGGTACTCCAATGTCAATTTCATGTATCAAAGGATTCCCAAGACACGCTGGGGGTGCTTCAACTTACAGCTTAGCGTAAGTATGAATAATAGTGGGGTGGTAAAACACCCCACACTTATAAGGATTTAAAATGGCAAAAAAATATAAAATAGTAGTTCCAAAACCAGCTTCATGTAATGAACATGGGACTGAAGTAAAACTTTACAAAGCCGATGAAATTGTTGAATCAGAAGGTGCATGGCAAGATGAAGTCATGGAAAAATTTGTTGAAAATGGATGGGCAATGGAAGTTAAAGTTGATTCTGTTGATGAAACTGTTGATATTGAAGGTGAAGTAAAAGAATTAAAAAGAGCAAGAAACGATAAAGGTCAACTTATTGGTGATGATCCGAACACCCCTGATGTTAATGAAGCATGGGAAGGTGGAGAAGCACCTAAAAAGAAAACAACTGCAAAAAAGAAAACTACTAAAAAGAAAACGACAAAGAAAGCATCTTCATAAATTCTTTGTTATGATTAACATAGCAGAAGCTAAATGGTAGATACCATGCAATTTATAGGAAGTTTTAATGAGTGCAGGTTATCATCATTTTATCATAGAGCAGGGTGCGACATTTGGTCAGACACTCACGCTTAAAGATTCAGCTAATGCAGTAATCAATCTTACAGGTTTTACAGGTGCTATGTCACTTAAAGAAAAACCTGATGCAACTGCAACAGTCCTTTCCTTAACAACTGCTAATGGTCGTATGACTATGGGTGGTGTTGCAGGAACAATTGTATTAACAATAAGTTCAACAGATACAGGTAATTTAACTCCTGATGATGGTGTGTTTGATTTAGAGATCACAAGTGGTGCTGGTGTAGTATCAAGAATTATAGAAGGTACTTATAGTGTGAGGAGAAACATAACAGCATGAGTTCTGTTGATAGCATAACAATTACAAGTGTTAGTACTGTAAATCAAATCACCATTACCGATACAAGTGGTATCACAGTAACAACTGTTGGTACACAGGGAGTTGCTGGTCCAAGTGCTATTATGGGCAGAGGTATTAATCAAAATACTGCTGGTGCAAGTAATAATGGTGCTTTACTTGTATATGACAATGCTAATGTTACATGGACAGCTAACGATACAACAGAAGGTAAACAGCTAACACAAAAATTATTTAACCTACAATTAGGTGAAAGTGGTGCAACTGTCACTTCAATTCTTGATGAAGATGATTTTAGTAGTGATTCTGCTACAGCATTAGCAACGCAACAATCAATAAAAGCATTTATATCAAGCCAAATAACACTTGAAGATTTAGATATAACTGATGGTTCTACAACTATAGCTATTGATTTAAACAGCGAAACTTTAGGATTATTAGGTGGTGTGGGTATCAGTAGCACAGCTAGTGGTAATAATGTTACATTTGCAATTGATGCAACTGTAGTAACCTTATCAGGCACACAAACACTCACTAATAAAACACTAACATCACCAACAATTAATTCAGCTACATTTAATTCAGCTACATTAACAGCACCAACACTCACTTCACCAAAAATAAATGGTTCTACTGCAATAACAACTACTGGTACAGAAATAAATGTATTAGATGGTGACACAAGTGCAAGTTCAGTAGTTTTAGTAGATGCAGATCAGTTTATAGTAAATGACAATGGCACAATGAAACAAATAGCCATTACAAGGCTAGACACTTACTTTTCAGGCACTACAGCTACATTAAGTAACAAAACATTAACAAGTCCTGTTTTAAATGGGACATTATCAGGTACAGCATTCAAAGATGAAGATAATATGGCTAGTGATTCTGCTACAGCAGTTGCAAGTCAGCAATCTATTAAAGCCTATGTAGATTCTCAGGTGACAGTACAAGATTTAGATATAAGTGATGGTAGCACAACTATTGCAATTGATTTAGATTCAGAAACTTTATCACTATTAGGTGGTACAGGTGTCACATCAACAGCTTCTGGAAATGGTGTAACTTTTGCTATTGGTCAATCTGTTGGTACTTCAGATAATGTAGTATTTAATCAGATTACAGGTGCATTAGTTGGTAATGCTTCTACTGCTACTGCTTTAGCTAACGCTAGAACAATATCAGGAGTATCTTTTGATGGTACTGCTAATATTACCTTAGACACAGATGATATAAGTGAGGGTTCAAATAATTTATATTTTACAAATGCAAGAGTACAAGCATTATCCATAGATAATATTGTTGAAGATACAAGTCCACAATTAGGAGGTGATCTTGATGTCAATGGACAAGATATTGTTAGTGTTTCTAATGGAAACATAACACTTACTCCAAATGGAACTGGTGTTGTAAGAATTGATGGAAGTACAGGTGTTGATATACAACAAGGATCAATAAAAATAAAAAATGGTGGTACACAATCATATATTGATTTTTACTGTGAAGTATCAAATGCTCATTATCTGAGACTTCAAGCACCTGCTCATGCAACATTTAGTGGTAATCCTACTGTTACTTTACCAAATAC